GCTCATAACTAACTATTCTTTCTCCCTAAACGGTCGAAATTCAGACTGACTGGTGTCAGTCAGCACAGTTACATCAAGTGAGTAACTGTGCATATCTCGTTCAACCTTCGGTTTTCACTTCCGTTTCAGCCGTTTTAACGGCTTCCACAGGTGCATTCGCACCTTCATCTACAGAAGTAACAACTTTAGGTTTTGCCAAACCCATTTCAACTAATTTATCCGCATTCGCTTCATCATCCACAAAATTAATAAATTTTGCTGGGTCATTGTCAAATTTATTTCTTATTGCACTTGGTAAACCTTCAAACATTGTATTTGCAGCCGCTACTGTATTCATTGCGTCTTGATAATCATATCCAGTCATATCACCGTATTGTTTTTCGAACTGGTTAAGATGGTCTATTAGTCCAGTCTTATTGTACTTTCGTACGATATTATTTATGTCTGTCTCATCTTTATGATTCTGTTCCGTTAAACCATCACCAGTTGCGATTGCAACTCTTAGTTTTGCTCCATAAGCCGTTCTAAATGGAACGCCGTCTACTTTTTCTTTTACTGCCATATTATTCTCCTTAAGGATTTATATCCGTATCTAATCTATCTTTAAATTTTTGAGTTTCCTCAAATAATTTTTTCAATGCAGGAACTTCTTGAGCTCTTCTAGCTCTTGATAATCCTTTAGCACTTGAAGGGTGTGTTTTTGCATATCTTTCAGACATGCTAAATGGATTTATTGTATCAAATAAATCCGACATCATTTTATTACGCCCTCGATTGCTCAATTCTAACGCTTTTGTTTCTTCTATTAATTTTTTTATATCTTGCGTTGTTCTCATTGCAGCTAGGGCACTATTTACTGGGTTTTCATATATTGGCATCGCACCGGCAGGGGTGCTTGCACCTCCACCTCCAGTGCCTGATAATATAGGATTAAGTCCTGCAGCTCGTAAATCTTGGACCTCTCTTTGATGCGCAGTTGAAGACATTCGTTCTTCAAATCGCATTTGAGCTTCTGCTTGTTTCCTTTTCGCTCTATTGGTTAATAAAGTACTACCAATAGCCGCTAACGCTTGCCACATAATTAAAAGTGGTCAATCTTACCCGGTACACTATATACCGGCATAGGTCTGGCACACTTCATAGAAATATAAGAGTCAAATATGAAATGCGGCTCTGAAGGCACAGCAATGACTCTATCAAGAGGAGGGTTTTCTTCTATGAATGTTGAATTTAAACCAGGAAGTGAGGAGAACTCCTGAGATAAGTGCCAGCTATCCAACGTCTGAGCATCATTACTACGGAACTTACCCGTAATCATTGACGGCTTATATCTATATTCTGCATATCTTTCTTGATAACCAAATACATCATCATCTGCACTTGTGCCTTGTGCATAAATCTCTTTATTAAGAACTGCTTGTTCGCCAATATGCGACAATGCAGGCCAATAAAAATCGTATCTTGTTTGACGACTAAAACAGCGGTTCAAACCTTGTTGATATGTTAAATCTGCTCTTACACTAACTAAACCTAAAATTACACAATGTTCTGTAAACGACTTAGTAAAACCATGATTAGTTATACTAGCCGTTGCCATTGCCGCTAAATTACCCTGCGGGCTTGTTGCGTCCGTTGAACTAGTTTGTTCAATCGGTGTAACATTAACTGGCGTGCTACCGCCGCCAAGGTATTCTGGTCTTTGCAATCTTGCATCTGGACTTGTAACTCCGAAATGCGCTTTAACAATTTCTGTGTATCTGGTGCCACTTCTTGCATCACGTTCAATTAACCTCTGGACTTGAAATGCTTCTCTTAATTGATTAATTGTTGCAGCTGTTGCGTTTGTTAAATCAGCATACAATTTATTTGCTTCATTACCAGCATCTACTTCAACAAATAAAAAATCTGAAGAACTTGCACTTGCTTTAAGTTTCTTCCACGCTGATTGGTCTGTTGAATAAACGGACAATTGGTCATTTAAAGTATATGCATCAGTATGAATATCAGCCGAAGTACCAAGAGGTAAATTTACTGAATCTCCTTTTTGTGGCCAAGGTAAACAAGACGTGAAATAATCGTGTCTCTTACCACGTTTTAACAACGTGTAATTAGTATAAGTATCTGGGCCATCATCTTTATCTACTTGTACTGAATCTTGTAAATTTTGGTCTCTGAACCATTCGTTATAAATTAAATTATAAGCTCTATGCCATAATGAATTATGCTGTATTCCTCCTACTGCAGTTGGAATACCAAAATAATCATGTAAAGATTGATTAGAATAACCCGCACCCGGTGCAGTCATTGTTGGTACTGTATAATCTATTGAATCTCCCGGGTCTACTTGCTCACCATTAAATTTCTTCCAGTTATCCCAAATTAATCTTACAGGAACAGCAAAAAAATGCGTATCCATATATATATTGTCCATAATTGGGAAAATAGGTGTTGCCATTCTGGCAAACGCTGTCATGTTCACATTAAAGGTATCACCCGGGAGACTTTCGTCTACCAGTATTGGAATTAAGTATCCTGCATCAAATGTTGTTTTTACACCGTGTGAACGATCAAAAGACGACCTTTCAATAGTCGCCTTTGGTACTTCACTAAACTGGTGCTCCATTACTGTTTTCATTTTCATTCTTTATACTCCCAAGTTAACTTGATAATCTCCCGAATTTCTTCGGGAGTTTTGTTTAAATGTTCTTTAAGCCAACGAATCATAACTGTTCCTTGCCTACAAACTCACTTGCGACACCTAAACTTATCTTAGTGTCTTCTAGGTTGAATGACGCCGTGTGGTCGTCATATTCACCCATATAAAATAGAGTAAAATCCGCTGGATGTTTACCTATTTGTGAACTCTCATTATTAGCCTCATCTGTAAAAGCCCTAATTGCTAAACTTTGTGTTTGCATATAGAACGGGCTATTGTATGCCTCTGCTTTACTATCATAAATACTAAATATTTTTAATACCATTTTTAAACCTCCTCTAGGTTACGTTTTAACTTATCTAATTGTGCTTTTTTCACAATCTCCTTTTGTCTTAATCTGTCAGGTGTATTATCCTTCCAGTTCTTATTCATCAAATCCATTCGCTTATCTTTTATTTTTTCAAAGTCTTCTGGATATTGATGTTCATACATCCTATCATAAAATTTTGGCGGTTTCAACTTTTTTCCGCGAATTGTCA